TCCTGCCATTTCCATTGCATCAAAGACTCTTGGATCTTGACATAAAACAGATACGGCAGCGACTTTCATGCCCATGCCATATAAAGCTCTAGATAATTTTAATCTTTCACAATTCTCATCCGTATTAACAGTCGCTCCAGCAATACCCAAAATCTGTGTTTGCACCGCAGCTGACGCTCCTGTCGTGCAGACATCTTGGTTGTTGACAATGACTGAAGGAGCAGAAGCTGTTGATGGTGCCTTATCCACTGTTGTAGTGCCTGTGACAGTTGATGAAACAGTGTTGGTTTCTGCATTAGAATCTACTGTAAAAGTACAAGAAAATAATAAAAACAATAATAAAGCTAAGTATTTCATTTAACATCTCCAGCGTTTTCTCGCTTGTCTTAATCTGGAATTAGGATCTGCTGCTGCTTTAGGAAACTGTTTCATTTGTCCTGCTGAACGAGCACAATAAGATTTTCTTCTTGCTGCTCTAGATCCACTTGGATTTTTCTCTGTGACTGCTGTTTGTAATTTAGATCCTGGGTTAGCTCTTCTATAAGCTTTAACACCTTTTTGAGTCATTCCCGCCCCTTTTTTAGTGGGGCGAAAATTCCCTGATTTAACAGAAGTTTTTATATCCATGTTTAATCATAATATTTAATCCACTCACACCAAACTGTGACTTCCTGACCAGCTACTGTTGTAGCAGGAATCTCTAATTTAACATCTCCTGTGTATCCAGAAGCTTTTGTGTTTTGTAAAGCACCAAAGCTAGAGAAATCAAATTCATTGTCATAGTTTAATGAAAGAAAAGGAACATCTGAAGTTGCATCCCAAGTTAAAGTTGCAGAAGCATTTGCTGCACCTGCTCCATTATACCATATTTTATTTAAACCAACTCTTGTACATGCCTCGCCTGCTTTATTAGTAGCTAAAGCTGAAACATCTACTAATGTGATTGAGCTAGTGTTTCCACCATCACAAGACACAAAACAAGTGTTGATTAATTTTCTGTCCCCCTGAAACTGAATTGAAGGACCTGTTACTGTATTTGCCATTTTTTACTCCTATCTTGGCGGGGGGACATTACTCCCCCACGCAGAGTTGTTAATATTAGGTTGATGATATATTAGCAAGTGTGTCGCATCTTAACCAAGATGTTCCGTCTGAAAAAGCGATAACAGCAGCTCCGTTAGCACCATCTTGCACATACATCATTACACCTTCGTTTACATCTGCAACTAAAGATGTACTTCCTGATGTAATAACAGTGTTGCTTGTTCTTGTAAAAGGTGTAGTTCCACCCTGATCTGTTCCTGATGCATTAGGATTTGGACCAGCGATCACACCATTTAGACCTACGATTGGGCCTGTAAATGTAGTTGTTGCCATAATAAACCTCCTCGGTTGTATAGACCTTGCCACATAATCTCTATACCGTCTGCTAGCTCAGTTTATGTGACTTGTTATGCTAGGATTATACTATGACATAAAAAAAGGGCGCAGTCAAAGACATACGCCCTTCTTAGTGTTTATTTAATTATTATGCAGCGCCTGAAGTTCCGAAAATACCTCTAGGATCAGAGAAACCAAAAGAGTATCTCTCTCTAGCTTTGTATCTTACGTTACCTGTGTCGAAATCGCCTTCCATGTTTGTTGAAAGAGGAGTTCTCACGAAGTGCTTTAGACCATTTGGTGCATCAGTTTTAATGTAGAATGCATCTGTGTCAGTTAAGAAGTGATTTACTACATAACCTTCAGGAATCATTCCCATGTTTCTGATAGCATTGATGTCGTTGTCTGCTGTACCTGTTCTTAAAACAGAGTTCATCAATCTGTCAGCAGTAAACTGTAATTCTTTTGGAATAATCAGTTTTCTACCTTGAGTTGCGATTTTTAGACCACGCTCATCAACAAACGCAGCAATATCAATTAAAGCTTGCTCTAATGATACTTCGTTAAGATCAGCATCAGTTGCTAATCTGTTTGAGAAAGTACCACCAACTGCAAGTGGGTGTTGTGTGTTAATTAAAGATACACCGTCACCACCTGGATTTGTACCAGCTGCACCACCAGAAGCGAATGCATTGTTTAATACATCAGCAGCTTTAACTTGCTTTGTGTTTGCCATTGATCTTGCAAGAGCTTTTGTATAACGAGAAGAAAGCTGATCATAAAGATTGTCTTCGATTGCCTCTTCTGTAATAGCAAAACCTAATGCAATTGTTTCGTGTGAGTAACGAGAAGTATAAGCTTCAGCAGCAGTATCATAAGAGATACCTGAGCCTTCAGTTTTAACTGGAGCAGAACCGAAACCTGATAACATTACTTCTTCTTCGAATGCACGATCAGAAGATTCTTGATCAAAGATTTCTCTGTGCTCTTGCTCATACCTTTTGTATTCCATTCCAAACAGAGCGTTTAGACCTGGTTCTAACTCTTTAACGAGTTGGGATCTTGAAATAGCCATGGATTATACCCCTGCCTTTCCGCCTGTGTAGAAGTGAAGGTTTGGTTTTACAATCACATTACCGTTAGCAGCAGATGTATCATCGTTATCTGGATCTTTTGAAAGACCTACGATAATCCATGTTGAGCTAGCGTTTGATGCGAAAGTATTAACTTCAGCTTTTGAAATACCAGACTTTGTGCTACCAGCAGTGTAAGAAGTTTCTGCGTTCTCACCTACATTAGCAGCTGTTGCTGTTCCGTTGCATTGAACTTCGAACAGTTGATTTGGGTCATCAACAACTTGTGCCACAATATCACTTGCTGCAATGCTACCTGGATAATAATTACTATAAGTTGGTTTTTGTGTAGTTGGGTCTGTGTAGAAACAACCGTTAAAAATACCAACAATAGTATCACCAGCAGCAGATGCAACATCAATGTTACCATTAGCAACAAGCTTGACTGGATCACCCTGAAAGATAGCTGATGCTTCACCATTGGCAATTGTATATTCAGTTTGCCCTTGGTTAGAAACGCCGCCACCTGTCTTCATTACGGGTTTAAACCCGAATGGTGCGTCTAAGTTTGCCATAATATTACTCCTTTGTAATACGTTGTTAATATTGGTCGTTTAACAAACCGTGCCGATTACGAATTGTTACCTGTACCAAAAGTTACTTTGGTTTGCCTTTGGGGTTTGCTGATCGGCATCCGTGGATCCTCGATTTTCAGTAGATCATTGTCGACTGCCCTCTTCTGGCCTTCGGTTAGACTTCTGTAATAAGCGTTTCGCTCTTCAATTGTTTCTACTGGCATACGAGCTAACAGCAACCCACCTACCCCTATAACACCAGCATGTTTACCATCTTCAATGGTAGGCAATTCCCAATCAGGATACTCGTCAGCTCGGACTAATTCCCAGCCTTCGCGTAATTTTCCACTGACATTTTTATAGTCATCATAACCTCTGACTGATGCCCTAATCCATCGATGTTTGTAACCATCGGGTGCAGGAGGTGCGTCTAATGAAGAAGGTCTTGTCCAACCTTTTTTACGGGCTGTCTTTTCTCTTGTCTCACTAGACCTAAGCGTTTTATTTACCATATTGTCTCCAATCTATACGAATTTAGCATATTCTTCAAGTGGAACATTAAGTTTTTTTGCAATAGCTACTTGACTAGGTGTGAGTTTCACTTTTCTTGAATTGCTTGTTTTTGATGTTCTAGAAGAACCTGCCACAGTTTGAGGAGCTTTTTCTTTAGGTTCTCTTGTTTCTTCCTTAAACTTATGAGGAAATTGATTCTTCATATAAGAGTTTATTTCTTCATAATATTCATCAGGACTAGCTTTAGGGTCATATCCTTCTTTTAAAAGTTTTTTATGATGAGCTAAAGCAGTAAAAGTCATCGCTTCATCCTGACCGAACCACTTATTTTCTTCTGCCCACTGTTCTGCCCTTGGGTCAGGTTGTCTTGGAGCGGTTTGTTGAGCGGTTTGTCTTTCAGCCATTAAACCTTCTTGTTGCTTTAATAACTGTTCTCTTTGTTGTTTAGAAGCAACAGCTCTTTCTTCTTCTATAGCAAGTCTTGTTAAAGCTCTTTGAGCATCAACTTGAGCATTTACATCATTATTATACAAAGCGTCTTGATAAGCTTTTTTAGCTTGTTCTATTTGAGATTGAACTCTTGTCTCATATTCACTCAAATAGTTTTCATCTAATGATTTTATTTTTTTCTCATACTCATCATATTTTTTCTTCGCGCTTTGTGCAAAGTTAAGAGCTTCCTGTTCTCTTTTTTCAGCTCTCTCTACTTTATCTAATAGTTTTTTGATTCTTCTTTGAACATTTTTAGAATATTTATCTAAACCTTCTTCTTTAGAATCATCATCTCTATTATCTTCTGAAGATTCCTCTACTGTCTCTTCGCTTGCAGAAATATTTTCTTTAGCTTCAACTTCGTCTTTTCTAGTAGATTCTTCTTCTTGAAGTTCAACCTCTTGACCCTCTCCTGAGGTATCAAGGTCTACCATTTTATCTTCAGCCATATTAATCTCCTTAATATATTGTTAATACGTCTTTGGGATCTTTTAATTTTGCTAATACTTCATCATCATTAAGAATACGGATTTCTCCGCCTTCAATCTTAACTCTTGATCCAGCGTATCTTGCAAAAACTATCCAATCACCTTTTTTACACCAAGGTCCGTTGGGGAATTTGTCTTTGTCAGCATAGGCATCAGAACCCATGCTTAATATCAAGCCAACATTTGTTGTTAATTGCTGTTCCTCAATAGCCTTATCTGTAAGATACAGACCACCTTTTGTTTTTTCAACCCCTTTATAAGGGAGAACAACTATTCTCCATCCTGTCGCTTGAGGTATTCTTTCTAAAGCAGGACCTTTGCTTTCTTCTTTCTTCTCTTCTATTTTTGTAGAAGGTTTTTTATTAAAACCTTCAGGTAAAATAAGCTTACTCATCTTGTTTACCGATCCTTTCTACAATCTCTTTATAGTCTCTTTGAAATTTCTGCATTTCATGGAGCTTTCCTAAACAATATTTGTATTCATCATAAGAGGTAATGTTCATAGAAGTTATTTCGTCTTCTAGATTAGATATTTTTTCTTTGATTAATTTAGTTATTTCGTAATCGAAGTAAGGCACTATTTTGTAATCTGTTTACTTTTTTCGAAACTGCGGAGACCAGCCATCCCGAGCAAGGCTGTGACCAGAGGAAATAAAGTCGCCATATCAAGCTCTGGTAAAGGTGCATGTTCAATACTGAACGCAGCTAATACAAACATGATGAATTGTTTTAATACATATTCCCAAGCTATTGCTAAGGCACAACTCATGCCTATGAGGGGGCGCCAGGACCGCTGCATAATACCACCAATCCCTGTTGCTGTAGATTGAGCATCAGCAAGATTGATGTCCATTTGCTTTTTATTGAGTTCGTTTTCTAGTTCTTGAAGTTTAATTTTGATTTGACCTTTTTCTTCTTCAGAAGTGTGGACACTGTCGATAACTTTACCGACAGTTTCCACTAAAGATCCGCCTAATAATTTTGAAAGCATTTATTGATTTATGCAATCCACCATTGGTAGACTGCAACAGCTACTACGATAGCAACTATCCATTTTGCGTGTGTATTTAGTTTATTCCATAAACCAAATGTCCAATCCCATATTTTTTTCATTAGAATACTCCTTCGAATTTAAGTCCCTTAGAAGCAACTCCATACCCTTTTTTGTGCTTCTTGTCTTCTGGAACAGATCCAACAGGCATAATTTTACCTGGTTGAATATTGTATCCCTGAGACACAGGTCCTTTTTTGGGTGGTACTGTTTTTGTTAGTTTTTTAGCCATTAGTGTAATGTTAAACTATTTTCTTCTTTTTGCAACCGTGATATTTGGTTAGAAATATATGAATCTGCAATGTATTCACCATAAGCATCGACCATTGTTTCTCTGCTCATCGCTAACATAACTTGTGCTAATTCAACAAGATTAATACCTTTATCTACTTGCTCTTGTACAAAAACTCTAGTTTCATTGATAATAGCTTGTACTCTTTTTTCGGTTTCTTTGTTCATAATAGGAATATAATACTTATTACTTCTTTTTCCTAGTCTTCTTTTCAACGCCTTTAATAGTTCCCTTATTCTTAGACGCATAAAAAATCTGTTCACCTTTTTTTCTTCCATATTCTTTTTCCATTGCAGATTTAATCTTACTGCCTTTTTTGGTTAGTGGCATCTCTTCTCTCCTGATTTAATGTTTGAGTTGTCATCTTATCGTACTGAACTTCGGCACGCTTATCTGCTATGTCGTAGTCTTTTTGTATTCTAGCTCTATCGATAGAATCTTTTTGTTGAAGCTTTTGTGCGTCTAACTGTATTTTAGCTTGATCGCGTTGAGCATCCATTTGATCTTTTTGTGCGCTTTGCTGTAACTCTTGTTGTTTTAGTTGTACCACAGGATCAGGTTGTCCGCCTCCAGATAGTTGCTGTGATAATTGTTTTAACTCCATCATCGATTGAGCTTCCATTTGAGCAACAATATTAGGCATCTGCTCTTCGGGTGCTTGACCTTGCTGTATTAAGAACATTGTCTGCTCTTTTGCTTTTAAAGACACATGTTCTAAAATATGCTTTTGCAGTTTCATTGCCATCGGAGGATTGGCTAGAATCATCTGATTAGTTCCAAACAATAAATGGTTTTGAATGTGAGCATCGTGGTCTTGTCCCTCGTAAACCTTTAATAGATTGCCATCCAATAAATCAGCGTGTTCCATTGCTGGATCTTTTGGCTCATTGGGTGAATCTTTTCTTAAAATCTCATCAATATCTTTAACACCTAAAGCCTCATACATTCTTCTATATGCTTCCTTCATGTTATGTAAATCGGGAGCGCTTTGAGCTAGTTGTAATTCTGTTTGAGCAAGTGTTACTCTTTGAGTCATAGAGAAAATATTAGGATCGGATACAGGAAGAACATCTACTTGCTCACTGAAGTCTTCTGCCTTAATAGTTCTATCTGCACCCTGTACAGCGTAAGGATAGGATTCAGGTAAATACTCACCAAAAACCTTAAACAATAATTTAAATTCTTTTTTCTGAGAATAGTAACAGCGTTTGTGGATCGCTGACATAACTTTAGACCCTCTCTCTAATAATGCCATTGTAGTTCCAACGGGAGCGTTTTGATTTGCATCACCTACTTGAAGATCGGTAATCGCTGCAAATCTTTGTCCTGACTGAACAACAAAGCCTAAGAGACTGTACAAAGTTTGAGAGGGTTCTTTGTAAGGTA